CTCTGGACTTCGTAAGGCGCATGGATCGCGCTGGGATACTGGGCGAGATCGACCCCCGCGCGCGGCGCGAAGTCCTGCCAGGTCGGAGCGGTGATCTGATAGTAGCCCTCGGCACCTTCGGCCTGGTTGGTCACGTTCCGGCCGCTGCTTTCGGCATTGATCAGTTCGCCGCGGAAACCCGGCGCCGACACCCCCGGCTGCTGCGGCACGACGGTGGCGGAAAGGGGAGGACCGTCCATTGTCTCACCGTCCTGCTTGGGGTGACGCGACCGGGAAGGCGTAGCCGCCATGCACGACGAACCGTGTCCCGTCACGCGTGGTCCCGGTCTGGTTTTCCACCGCGTTCGGCACCGCCATCAGCGCCCCGGCGGGCATCGCGCCGGCGGCCTGGGGTGTTGGCGCAGGTGCCGCGGCTGCGGGGGCAGTCGCTGCGGGGCTGCCGCCACCGAAGAGACGGGAGACGAAAGCCCCAAGGGTGGGCGCGGACATCACCGAGGTCCCGGGCGCAGCCGCGGGGGTCGCAGGGGCTGCGGCCACAGGTGCCGCGGGGGTCTGAGTGGGTGCCGGCGTGGTCCCCGGGGCCACAGTCCCGCCCAGACCCGGCTTGGGCAGCAGAAAAAACGTGTTGGTCGCGGTGCCGTCCGGGGTCTGCGTCTGGAAAATATGCTCTTTCATCACCGTTTCTCTCCCGGCGACGGAATGCACACGCTCCGCGTTGGCTTCCTGCACTGAAGGCAGCCAGCCCTTTTGCTGGCCTTCGCTGATCGCCGCGTCTGCGGCGGCATCGTAATTGCCGCGAACACTGGCATCCGGTGACGACTGATAGAGTTCGGTCATCCTCGACAGCAGCCGTGCGTTGGCCTCGCCGTCAGCCCGTGCCGGGAACATGTAGGCCCGGTTTGCAACGTCAACCGGTGGCGGCGCAAACCGCCGCGCCATGCGCTGATCCAGGCGGTCCTGCAATGTCCCGGCTTCGCCAACGGGAATGTTCGCCGGTGCCCTGACGTAGCCGCCTTTGTTGTACTCCAGGGTCGAAACGGTTTTCAACTGGTTATGGTTCGCCGGGTCCATGACGAGCACCCCCGTTATGCCCGCCTTTTCACGCTCGGGCGAGTAGGCTGCCGTTGGTCCCGGCGGTAGCTCACCGGCACGCTGCGTGAGTTTTTCCCCGTTAGGCCCGCTGACCTCCGTCGGCTTGTTGTAGTCGGCCGTGAAGGGCTGGTTGAACATGGGGGTGCCCGGTTTCACTTCCCCTTGCTTCGCGGACACCGGCGCGCCGCCCGGGGTCGGCTGGGTCAGGGCGGGCGTGTTGTATTGCGTCGAATAGCTGGCATCGTAAGCGGGCTTGCCGAAGCTGTCCCGACGCGGCGTGTGGATCGGCTGTCCCCCCGGCGTGTCCGTGGTCAGAGTGTCCGAGAGGTCGAACTGCCGCGCGTTCTCACCGGTAACCATGCGCTGCTTCGCGAGTTCGGTCGCGTTGGTCATGCCGGTGCGGGTCGTGGCGCCAGCTTCGGCCATCGGTGTCGCGTTGCCCGCCGCGCTCATCGCATAGTTGGCGGTAGACTCGTCGATGACGTGCGCGTTCTTGAATTGCAGGATGTAGCTGGCCAGCCCCGCCTGGGCCTGTTGGGCGGTGTATCCCGCCGCCAGCATGTGCGCCATGTAGAGGTTCGGATTGAACGCCAGCGGGGCCGGCGAGCCGTTCGCCTGCGCCGGCGGCGCCATCTTGCGCCCGCCATCGGCCGACCAGAACGTGCCGGGATGGATGGTCGCCGACAGGGGATCGTTGGTCGGCGTGGTGCCGTTCGAGGCCGTCGTCGTCCGCGCCGGCGGCGCACCCGAATTGGGCGCCGGCGAGGACGAGGCCGGGGGCGCCCCGGTGTGGACGCCCGCCTGGTCGGCGAGATCGGCGACCTGCGCCGGGGGGACCGCCGGTGTCCCGGGGGCAGCAGGCCCGGGCGCCGGCGTGGTGACGGTCTGGGACAGCGGCGGCGAGGACCCGTCCTGCATCGTGATCCCGGTGGACGGCGCGATGATCGGCGGATCGTTCGGGTTCGACCCGGGCGGGTGATAGTATTGCGCGGGTGCCGGCTGCACGCCGCTGCCCGAGGTCATTCCCATAATGTAAGGACGCTCATTAAGCTCGGCCTGACCCTTCAGGGCGTTGATCTGGGCCTCGCGCGACTTGGCCCCGTAGTAGCGCCCTTCCATCACCTTCGACGCGTCCGGGAACAGCAGCGAACCCAGGTTGCCGAGGTCGCTGCCGAGGTTCCCGTAAGGCGTGTAATTCACCGATGGCATGCGTCAGTACTCCTTACGCTTCAGGAAGTCGGGCGTTTTACCGTAGTAGCCGACCCCCTTGAGGCCGAGGTTGCCGACCCCGGACACTATGCCGGCCAGGCTCTGCTGCGCGGCAGCGTCCTCTTGAGCTTGCCGGTTCTTGTTGGCGGCAATCGTGTCGGCGTCCTGCTGCGTCAAGTTGGAAATGTCGGTGGCGTTGCCGTAGGAGAGCGAAGCTGCATCCAGGCCCGACTGCCCGCGCGAACTGATCAGCGCATCGGTCGCAGCACCAGTCCCGGTCGCGTTGCGATAGGCGATCGTCGCCGGTGCCAGCCGCGTGGACGACCCCGCCGTCAGCAGGCGCTCCGCGGCCTGCGCCGGCTTGATGCCGAACTTGTTGGCGGCAATCGCATCCGACACCGTCTGTCCCGGCTGCGCATACGAGGTCACGTCGGCGACCTTGCCGCCGTAGGTGCGGATGTTGGTGGTGGCCTCGGCCAGCCGCCGCGCGATGGCTTGCTTGGTGGCGCTGTCCCCGCTGCTGCTCCCTGCGTTCGGGTCAGTCCCTGACGGTCCCACGATCGGCGGCGCGGTGGCGCTGGAGAGAAGCGCCGCCGCCTGCGCGCGGGACGCGTCCTGCGATCCCGAAAGCGCGTCCCCGCTGGTGCTGGTAAGCATCTGCTGTCCCGCGGTGTCGCCCTGCGTGCGTAGCTCTTCGGCCTTGGCGTTCTCGGCGGCGATGATGTCCTGCTGCTGCTTCATCGCCGCGGTCTGCCCCTCGCGCATCTGCGTGAAGGCCGCGTTCCGGTCAGCCATGGTCTGGTCCATGACGCTCTGCTGTGACCCGGTCTGGGCAATCGCCGCACGCATGCGGTCGGTGAAGCCCTGGTTCTGCGCCAGCGCGGTGACACGGTTCTGCTCGGCGATCGAGTTGGCGGCACGTGTCTGCGCCTGCGCGTTCATATACGAGCCGCCCAGCGAGGCCGCGGCAGAGACGCCGGCGATGATAGAGGAGGAAACCGGGTCGCACATGGCTTAGGTCCCCGTTTTCGAGTTGGTTCCGAACATGCCGCCGCCCGCGCGCACGTTGGCCGACTGCACGCCGCCGAGATAGCTGCCGCCGCCCTGCACGATGCCGCTGAAGATGTTCCCCAGCGTGCTCACCTGCGGCACGCCCGAGGTCGCCGCCACGATGTTGTTGGCGTTGGCGTCGATCCCGGAAATCGCCGTCTTCTGCGTCTGGATGGCCGCGTTCACGTCGTCCAGCGTGTTGCCGGCGATCGGCGAGCCGATCGACTGCGTCGAAGTCAACTGCCCTAACAGGTTGGTCTTGTTGTTGGCGACATCGGTGCGGAGCGCGTTCTCGCCGGCCTGCGCGTTCTTAGTCTGATCGGCGAGCGTGCGGCCGGCGGTCTCCTCGATCAGCCCCAACTGGTTGGCGTTCGCCTGACTTTCGGTCAGCCCCGAACGCGCCATGTCGAAGGTATTTTGTTTGGTGGCGAGGTCCTTCTGGTAGCCGACCTGATCGCCGGCCTGGGACATGTAGTCCTGGGCATACTTGTTGAAATAACTGTCGTTAAACTGCGCGAAGGCATCGTTGATCGCCTTGGTGCCCTCGGCGAGGTTCTGCGACCGCCCGGTGTCGTAGGCGCTCTGCCGGTCAGCCTGCTCCTGCGCCTGCTTCGCAGCCAAATCCTGCTGCTGCTTCTGGTAGTCGAGCTGCTGCTGGTTGAACGCGTCCTGCTTGTCGGCGATTTCCTTCTGCGCCGCGATCTGCTTGTCGGAAAGGTCCTGGCTGGCCATGGTCTGATACTGCGACACGCTGGTCGCGCCGCGCGCCAGATACTCGCCGGGGATGCCTTCTTCGGCGTAATGCCAGTTGCCCGCCGGGTCAGCAAACATGCCGTAGCTTGGTCCCGACTTCCCGCCGCCGCCCATGCACATCTTGCAGTCTCCACGCATAAAGAATGAAATCCTGCTGATCGCGGCCATAGCCGCGCAGGTAGGCTTCTTCTTCCGCCCCCAGCGAAATCAGCCAGCCGCGGCTGTCGTGGTTGGTGGCGAGGGCATAGCACTCGGCCCGATGACAGTTAGCTTTGCGCAAACGCGGGATCGACCAGTCGCGCGCAAACCGGGTGACGTGCCGCACCACAAGCGGCCACAGTTCGGTCCCGAATGCCCCGGCGGAAACGACGCCGGGGCGGGTCGGGATCACGCCGGCCATCGCCACCGGCTCGGCGTCGACGCAGAAGATGCGCCACATCGCGTGCGCGACGGTGAGCATCTCGTCGGTGAGCTGGTCAGGGTCATTGTTCCAGCGCAGGGCGTAGATTTCAGCCTGGTCCCGCGGGCGCAGGTTGCGCACGATGTGCGCGACCTCCTCGCGGGCGAACGGCGGTCCCTTCACGGTGATCACGCTCGTCACTCGCTACCTGAAGGCCGGGGCGTGGCTGAACAGCAGATAGGCAATGAAAAACGCAAACGCCGCCCAGCCGAGATTTGGTCTGGGTATGGCGGGCCAGTTTGCGGCGGCGCACACCGCCAGCACGAACGAGAACACGAGCAGGATCAGTCCTAACATGTCCATTTTCCTACTTTGTCCACATCATGCCGAAATCTTTTCGGCAAAAAAGAGGGCCTTGTGAGTGCGATACCTATCCCGGTTGCAGGTCGAACACGCTTGCAAGATGTTTTGATACGGGTAGGAATAACGCAGATCGTAACGATGTCCACGAGGACAGTGCGTGCGGTAGACACGTTTTTTGACACCAGAACGCGCCATGTCCTGCATGTTCTCTCTATGTGTGCCAAGGTAAAGATGCTCAGGATTGACGCATGCCTTGTTGTGGCAACGATGAAGCACCCATTTGTCAGTCGGAATTGGTCCGTTGATTTCCTCCCACACTAACCGGGCAGCTCTAAGATTGCGGCGCTTACCGTTAATGTGCCGCATTAGCGTGGCGCGACCCTCGCTGCTGGTCTGCCCCTCCCACAACCAACAACCGCTGTTTGGTTCAGGACTAACCCAGTGCGACCAGTGATGCGGAACAGGACCGGTTCGTTTCGATATCATTTTGTCCAGCCTAATTGCGGGTTGACGTGGATGGCGGCGAGCTTGGCCGGCCCCGGTGCCTGATGCTCCATGTGTATGGCGACGTGCGAACCGACGCCGGCGAAGGGGATCGACTTTTCGCCGTAGGTGTTGTCCGCGAGGTTGGCTACCAACTCGAACGCTTCGAGGTTGTTCGGCAGCATGCCGACAGCGAGCGACCAGTTGCCCTCGCACATGACGTCGATCGACTTGAGCCGCTTGGTGGTGGTGGGGCTTTCGATCGCCAGATGCGGCGTACGCACTGTTACCTTGCAGCTATCATATTCCTTGAGCGTGGGACCGCCGTAGAGATAGACCGTGCCATCGGGACCGCGCGCGAAAACCCGGTTCTGCACGACCGCGAACTCCTGCACCTCGAAGCCCGGATCGAACACGCTCCACGCGGTGATCTTCGAGGACGGGAAGTAGGACAGGACATAAATCTTGCCGGCCAGATGCAGCCAGTAGCGTCCGTTGACCGGCTGGATGGTGGCCCGCGCCTTCGCGGCCAGGACCGGGTTGTCGCGGATGATCGGGATCAAAATCGGGTCGATCGCCGAACCGACGTCCGTGACCGACGCCGAGAGGTTCATCGTCTGCGCGTGCAGGCTGCGCACGCCGCTGTCGGACAGGAACAGCACGTCGCCGGTCCCGAATTGCAGGATCGAGTGCGGGGCCACGGTGCCGATGCGTAAGGTCTGCTGGATCGCTGATTTCACCGGATCAGGATCGAGCGTCCAGATCGTGGTTTGCAGGCGCGAAAGGATCGCCATGCTGTTGTAGTATAGTTCCATCCCCTGAAGCTCCTCGGCATCAGGGTCCTGCTCGGCGATGTTGATGAAGCCGGCGCCGTTATTGGGCGCGGGCGCGGCCGGATCGAGCACGCCGGGATCGCCGATGCCCGAGAAGCGCAGGAACTCGCCGTCGATGCGATACATCTTGGAACGGAACGTGCGCGAGTAGCTGCCGAAGGCGGGGAGACCCCCGGGGCCGGTGTCGACCAGCCGGAACCCGTCCCAGAACACGGCGCTCTCGCCGGTCACCCCGTCGACCATCGAGACCTGGAACCTGCCGGTGTAGGCTTCGACATCCTGGATGACGGGATCACCGCCCAGCGCGCCGGTAAGCGTGTGCCCGACGATCGGCACGGGACATGTCCCGGGCGTGATGGCGGGGGCCAGTTCCCAGCGGAACGTATGCAGGCTGTCCCCCTGCCCGAAAATATACTGGTCGAAAGTGAGCGTCGCCACCGGCACGAACGCCAGCCGCTTCTCGATTTCGCCGCCGGGGTTGAGCACGGCGTTCTCAAGAATGCGCAACGTCCCCGATGGCGCCGTCAGCGCAGTCTTGCGCGTGTCCAGCCCACCCAGGAAGTCGCTGATCGTGAAGACGCCGGCATCGGGCATCACGGCCCCCTGTTAGGGCCGCTGCCATATCCGGGAGGCACGTAGTCGAGGCCCAGCACGGGCTGCGCGCCGGGACGGCTCTGCGCGTCGCCGCCGCCGGCGCCGATCGCCATCGGCCGCGTGCGCTTGTGCGTCGACTGCCGCACCCGGTGCCGGCGCATCAGTTCGGCCGCGCGAAGCTGTTTGGCGTCGGCGTCCTTCGCGTTGTCCCGCCGCAGCAGCTCGACCGCGGAGTAGATGACGATCAGATGGTCGGGCAGCACGCACACATCGCTGTCGCTGACCATCCAGGGCACGGTCTTGGTCCCCCGCAGCCGCACGATCGCGTTGGTGGAGGCGGCATTGCCGTCAGGGATCGGCCACAACTCGAACGTGTTGTCGTCGGCGTGGTGCATCCATTTCTGGGTGGGCCAGGATTTGAACCCGGTGTCCGAGTTCCACAGCACCATCTCGTAGGGGCCGATGCCATAGCTCAGTTCATTGTAGACGGTGTTGATCAGCACCCAGATGTTGCCGATGTCCTCGAACGCGAGATCGACAGGATAGGGATAATAACGCTGGCCATCGGCCAGATGAACGTCACGGTCGACGATGAGTTGCGGCCAGTCGTAGTCCCGATACAGGTCCTGCTGCGTGCGGTTCAGGTAGTAAAGCAGCGTGTCGCGATCGTTGATGCCGAACGCGACATTGGTCGAATGCCCCAGCTCGGACCGCAGGTCGCTCAGCAATTCACGTAGCTGCTTCGCCACGGCTTACCCCCTGGGGCGGTCATGGTCGTGGCCGCCTTGCCGCGTCGGCTGCCGCACCTTGTCGCCCGACACGTCGGGCAGGTGCGCAAGCGGCTCACGCGCCTGGCGTGCCTGTCCCCGGAAATCCACGCGCGTCTGCGGCTGGTCGCTCACCTTCGGGCGTGTCCCGGGACCGGGGGCACCCGGGGGAACCGCAGACCGCAACGCAGCAGCCAGGTCAACGCGGTCGTCGTTCTCGCTGGGCAACTCGAACTCGTCGAGCAGGTCCGCGTCAGGATCGGCCTGGATGTTGCGGAGGATTTCCTCGTCGGTGGGGTCGCTTTCCGCCGCCAGTTCGCGTTGGATGATTTCGATGCCGGGGGCCGGCGTCAACGCGTCGATCGGGCGCAGGACCGGGTCGGGGTTCGCCGGCCGGGTGGGCGGCGCCACGAAGACGGGACGCGTGCACAGCGGCAGGCCGGGGTCACCCACGGGCAGCCGCGGGCGCGTGCCCGGATAGACGGCTTTGACCGCATCGTCGCCGTAGATTTGGCGCACCCGCATCAGCATCTCGTCGCTGGACATTTCGCACATGCCGACCACGGCGATGTCGGCCACCGCGTCCTCGCCGTGCAGGTGGAGCAGGATCGGCAGTTCGGGGTAGGTGACGGGACGCCCGCGGTCCCGGGACACGACGTTGTCCTTGTCCCCGGCCAGCGCGATCAGGCAGCGCAATAGCTGGTAGGTCGCCATAAGAAAACTTCTCCTCGGTTGAAACGCACATGGACCCGCTGTCCCGAGGGGCAGCGGGTCCATGATTGTTTGTTAGGCGATGGCCACAACTAGTGACGAGTTCAACTGTTGTGCTACCATTTGACCAGTATGGGTCATACTTTTATATAAGACGAACTGGTTGTAGGGTCGTGCGGGCGTGAAACGGTGATCCCACTCGCCGTCCTGCTTCATCAGGTAGATGTGACGCGGGTCCCACCAGTAGCCGTATTTGTTACGGCCGAGGTTATCCAGCGTCGGATCGTATTCGATGGTGCAGTCGCCGAACTTCACCTGCCCCATGGAGCCGTCCTGGGTGCCGGTGTAGCCGGTCATCGAATAGTTCCCGTTGGCGCGGATTTCGGTTTCGAGTGCCGAAATGAAATCCGATCCCGCCAGGAACTTGGTCGGGCGCCCGCCGTAGCGGATCAACTGGCGTTTTTCCTGCTGCAAGAACGTCCACAGCGCGCCGCCGTTGGTGGTCGCCGAGGTGATCGCGCCGCGCCCGCCGGCAGTGCCGTACGCTGCGCACGCAGAGCGGTTCTGCCACCACGTGTTGGCGCTGCGGGACAGGCCCCCGGTGGTCCCCGTGTTGGGCACGTCGATGATGATCGACTGAAGGCCGGCCAGCGCCTTCGGGTCGGCGGTGCCGTCCCCCCAGAGCAGGCCGTTCATGCCGCGCGCGTATTGCTCGCCGAAATCCTCCAGCTTGTCGGCCATCAGATTGACGAGGACGGTGACCTCGCGGTCGGAGTGGTTAGACGTGCTCGAACCGTCGCCGGCGTCGTCGGTGACCGAGATGCCGTCGATCTTCAGTTCGGTGTGCGTGAGCGTCAGGCCGATGTGGTGCTCGCGCCACGGGAAGTTACAACGCATGATATTGGCGGGCGTGTAGAAGCTCACGCTGTCGTTGTGCGTGTAGCCGACGATGTGGTCGTTGACGCCGCCGGCACCGTAGGTGCCTTTCACGGCCAGGGAAATGTTTCCCTTGCCGCCGGGGAACGATTTCGCGCTCCCCTCTATCAGGCGCAGCAACGGTTTTGCCTGGATGGACTGCTTAAACGTGTCGCCCTTGTTGAGATAGAAATCCAACGACGCATTCGCGATGTTGGTGATTTCTCCTGCTGTGAACGCCATTGATCAGGCCCCTGGGATCAGGAGGCCCGTCGCATCCCGGCGAGTGCCTGAAGAACTGCATCCTTCATACTGGCTGGCTCCCGAACGACGGACCCTGTGGTTGTCGTTTGGATGCCGGACGGGGTGCGGCGCGTTGCCTGCGGGACAGGCTGTCCCTTCAGCAATTCGCGTGTGGCCTCGTCATAGGCCGCTTTCACAAGCGCCACCGCTGCGGCAGGGGACGCGGGCAAGCCGCGCTCCTGCATCAGAGCCTGGGAGAAGCGACGCACGGCAACCGACTTGCGGGCGTAGTCGGGGTCCCTGGTCCGGAGGTCGGCTTCCCATGCGTCAACCGCGTCACGGATAGCGCCGACGTTTCGCGTCTGCGTCTCCGCGGTTTGCTGCTGCCGCGTCGCCGTCAATTCGCTCTCGGCCCGCCGTGCCTGGTGCCGCGTGCGGGTCAACTCCCGCGCCGCGTCCTCGTTCAGCGTGCCGTCCTCGACCTGCTTTTGCAGATCGGGCGCGATGCGCGCGCCGACCGCTTCCTGGGCCACCAGAACGTAAGGGGTGACGCCTTCCAGGAACGCACGGTAATCGCCGCGACGCAGGGCAGAGCCAATGCCCAACAAACGGTTGACATCGTCAGCCGCAAGCTGGTTCTCGGCGAGATAGCCTTGCAGTTGCCGGTGCGCTGTCAGCTCCGGTTGCACGGCGTCAAACGCCTGACGGGCTTCGTTTCGCTGGCCAAGAAGGCGCTCGAACCGGCGCCGGGTTTCGGGACGGAGCTTGCGCAGCTCGCCCTCGCTCGGATCGGCCTCGGCGTCCTTGTCCTGGGAAGTCTCCGGGGCGGGGGTCTGTCCCTGACCCGTGTCCTTAGCCGCGACCTGATCCGGTCCCGCTTTGCCCGCGTCCTTTTGCTCCGCGACGGAGGGGTCACCCTCGGTGGGGAGCGCAGAGGTCTCGGGCTTGGTGGGCACGACCTTGAGAACCGCGGAGAGCAGTTCCTCACGGTCGGATCGGCGGCTGTCGCCTGACGAGGGCGAAGGGCTGTCGGTGCCTGACGAGGGCGACGGTGCGTCGGGGGCCGGCGCGGCTGGTGAAGCCGCACTGGTGGCGTCGGCGCTGGACGAAGGCGCCGCGGTGGTCGTGCTGTCCGAGGGGATCGATGTCGTTTCCGACACTTTTTCGGTTCTCCAAGGAGAACCGTAGTTGTTTTGTTGGTGTTGTGTCTAGTGTTGTGTCGCGTCAGGGCTGCTGCCGAAGCAAGCACTGTTCGATGATTTTCGTCAGCATCACGTTCCGCGTGTCGGCGTTGTGGTCGAAGGTCCAGGCCATCACGCCGAGAAACATGCAATTCATGACGATGAGCAGGAGAAAGGCCGGCGGCAGAACGCGGATCAGCCGCTCGCTGATCGAGACGAGGACGCTCGCGCCCGGAGGCGACGGAGCGTCGGTCATGGCGTCGGCATGCCCTGCGACGAGGGCGCGATCCGCGGCATGCCGCCGCCGGTGCCCGGGCGGTTGCCGTTGGCCCCGTAAACCTGGAGCGGCGGGGTGAAGGCACCCATGCGCCCGGAGGGCGTCACCCCGGGCGGGGCCGGAGTGCCGGTGCCGCCGGCCGGTCCCTGCGCATTCGGGTCCTGGCCGGCCCCGGGAGGTCGTGGCGGGCCTTTCCCGGCGCCACTGGGAGGCGCAGCGCCGGGGCCGGCTCCTGGGGCAGCGGGCGGGCGCCCCATGAGTTGGTTCAGGGCTTCCATCGACGGCAGCCCCTCGCTGAAAGCCTCGGTCACGTCGATGTCGTCGCCCATGCGGCGGATAAGCTGCCGCGCCAGCCACTCGGGGGAGATGCCGGGGACCCGTTGGAGAAGGGGCACAAGCTGCACCAGCGTCTGCACTTCCTGCTGGCGATCGACGGGACCGTTGGCGCCTTCATCGACCATGAGAAACACGTTTTCGGCGACCGTCTGGCGATCGAGCTGCGGCCACGCAGCACCTGGACCAACCACTTTCTGTACAGTGTCAGGGGTCACGTTCAGCACCAGGATTTCCGACGCCGTGCGCGCCATCTCGCTCATAGTGTCGTTGATGTCGTCGACGAGGCTGAGCGTGTCGGTGTTCTGGCTGAACTGGGCGACGGAAACCTCGGTCGCGGTCGCATCCCCCGACGTGGTGCCCTGGTCGGCCTGATCCGAACCCAGCACGCGCAGCACGTCCTCGAACACCGGTGCGGTGTCGTAAACATGCGGGTCGATCGGCGGCATCTCGATGACCTGCAACACGTCCCCGATCTTCTGTCCCGGGGCCAGCCCGTTCAACTCCAGCAGCGCATTCGCCGGATGCGTGCGCAACTTGTTCATGTCGGCTTCTTCGAGCAGTCCCGCAGCGACCGCCGTCTTCGGCCGGTTGGCCCGCCGGTGCTCGCGCAGCCCCTGCCGCGCGCGGTTCAGCTCAAGCTGCATGTCGCGCATCAGATCGATGTCCGACTGTGGATAAAGGCCGCGCTGCGCATAGCCCTCGTTGAACACGAAGGCGAACCAGGGCCAGAAGCGGGAAAACTCGGTGTCAGGCGACGCCGGCTCTTGCAGAAAATCCGGGTAGCCGTCGCAGACGACGTAAACCAGGCCGTCCTTGCGATGATAGATTTCCCAGACGCACGCCTGCGTGTCGGGTGAAAACTCGTCGTCGCGGCCACCGGCCGAATGGTTGTCGAGCCGTGCGCTCTCGAAACCCTGGGACAGCCCGTCCGCGGTGTAAGCGGTGTAGCTGGTCCCCACGTCGACCATGTAGATTTCTTCGATCTGCTCCGGTGAAAGTAAAAATTCCTGCGCCACCCAGTCGGCACCCAGGAACCCGCGCAGGGACCGGCATTTCGGGTCCGGGATGATCGCGGTGCTGTCGGGATAGTCGAAGGTCAGCCCTTCACGGATGATGATCTGCTCTTCCTGCATCAGCGACTGGATGGCGAGCTTCAACTCCTCGGCTTCGGCGCTGTCGGACTGGATTTCACTGTCGGCCATATCCGCCGCCAGCCGTTCGATATGGGCCAGACGCTCCGACATGTCGGCGATACGGGCCTCGATTTCCGGGCGCATGCGCATCGCCCGCTGGAAGCCCACTTTCACGTAGCCGACCGCGGTGATGATGCCGCGGCGCACGGTCATCTTCATGCAGTTCTTGAACGAATGCGTCTGCTCGCGGACGTTGTAGTCGTAAAGCATCCGCAACGTCGTGCCGACGCGCTCCATAAGCTGGTCGAACTGCTGCACCGTCTGCGCGTCTTGCAGCACCATCAGCGCGTGCGGGTCGGGCGGCATGCCGTGCTGAGCCGCCATCAGCATGGATTGCTGCGCCTGCTGCAACTGCTGGCCGGTCCCGTCCCAGGTGGTCGCCATCAGCCGCGGCGCGCGCTTGGCCTGCATGGTCGGGTTGTTGGGGTAGAGTTCCGCCGTGCGCTGGAGCACGTGCCGGATGCAGATGTTGGCGATGTAGCGATCGTCCCGCACCACCTGGGTCTCCGGGGCGGGCATGTCCGGCCACTGCCGCCCCTCGACGAAGTTTTCGTTCTCCCGCATGCGCTTGAAGTCGTTCTGCCAGTGTTTCTTGGCGCGCTGCACGCGGTCGGTCCACCGTTTGACCAGCTTACGGCGGGGTTCTTCGGGTTCAGGACGCTCACGGTTGATGAATTTGTTGTCGGCGGTCGGGTCGGGGGGACCTGTCCCCGGCGGGACAGGTCCCTGGCTGGGACCAGTGGGCGCATAGGACGTGTCCCCGGCAAGCGTGCCAGGCATCGTCCCCATGGGAAGGTTTGTCCCGGACATAAACTTACCAGCCCCCTGTCCCGCCGAAGCCGAGACGCACGGATTTCTCGGCGATACGCCGCTGATCGATCATCCAGCCGAACGTGCCCTCGGCGTTGTCGGGCTTCTTTTCGGCCCGCACGCCGGCGCCCACCTGAAGCGTCAGGCCAAGGCCCACGTAGGCGAGCGCATCGACGAAATCGTCGTGCTGGTCGTGCGGAAACTTGAGCAGCTGGTCCCGCGCCGCAGGCCACCAGGGCGCGCGCTCCGGGAACAGCACCTTCTCCATCGACATGCGCCCCTGGATCGACTGGGCGCGGGTCTGCTTGTCGGCGATCGGCTGCATTTCGATCACCGAACAGAAGGTCTGGGTCTCAAGCATGCGTTTTCTCAAGAACGGCCCGATCGACTTGCTGATCATGCTGCGTTCGGCCCACCAGAACATGGGCTTGTAGCCGCGCATCATGCGCAGCATCGCCTCGACACACTGCTCCGCGGTCATCGACCGCCACACGAGGTCCGGCAGCACGTAGATGTTCTCTTCGGCATCGAGGCCGACCAGCAGCAGGCACGTCTTGTCGGCATATTGCTTGAGGCTGACCGCGTGGTCGGACGCACCGTAGTAGCGCAGGTTGCTGGGCAGGTCGGCAGGCTTGTAGGTCTTCAGCCACTTGGCACTGAAGAACGTGCCGCCGGCGGGCGAGGGACGGCCCTGGTAGAGTGCCGAGAAACCGCGCGCATCGCGGCGCTGCACGCCAAGCAGGTATTCGGTCCCGAAACGCCCGGGCCAGAGAGCTTCGCCGGGCTTGCGCTTGAGGGGATCGTGATCGGGATCAATCGCCAGCGCCGGCAGGTCGATGATGCTCCACTGCTTCGCCTCGTCGACGTCGTAGTGCGAGTTCGTCGGGTCGGTCAGCCGGCCGACGAGGTCGTCCTGGTGCCAGCGCGTCTGGATCAGCATGATCCGTCCGGTTTCGTCCATCAGGCGGGTGGAAATCACCTGGCTGAACCATGTCCAGAGCGTGTCGCGGATGGTCGGACTGTCGGCCTCCTGGCGATCCTTGAGCGGGTCATCGATGATCAGCACATCACCGCCGCGGCCGGTGGTGGTGCCGCCGCGGCCGACGAAGGCGAGGATGCCACCCTTGGTGGTTTGCAGGCGATCCGAGGCTTTGCTGTCGCCTTTCAGGATCGTGTCCGGGAACACCTGGGCGTAGGCCGGGGACAGCATGATGTCCCGGACCGCACGGCCGATGTCCTGGGAAAATTTCTCGTTGTAGGTGCCGAAGATCAGACTCAGATGCGGGTTCCGGCCCGAAAACCAGGCCGGAAACATCTTCGAGGCAAGCTCAGTTTTCCCGTGCCGCGGCGGCAGGCTGATGATCAGCCGCCTGATGCGGCCGGCTTCAAGCTCCTCGATCGCCGCGCAGATGACCTTGTGGAATTTCTGCGCCTCGTAGCGGGTGCAGTCGGGATCGTCGGGGTCATCCGGCGTCGGCTTCATCAACCGCGTGAAGGCGAGCATCGCCTTCTCGGCGTCGAGGATGGCGATCAGCCGCTTGAGACAAAGCTCGTAGCGTTGTTCGTCAGGGGTCACACCTGCCCGCCCGTGCTGGTGATGATGCCACCCGAGACCGTGAAGGTCCCGTAGATCGGCGGCGTGCCGGTGGCCGCGATCCAGTCGCGGTAATCCTGCTTCTGCACGCGCAGGACCGGAGTGGTGAACGGCTTCGGCGGCGCCACTTGAGGCTCAGGCGTTTCGTCCGCAACTGAAGCCGCAGCCGCGGCCATGAAACGCCCGTCGCTGCCGTGCTGGGCGCGGGTCATCGCTGATACCCTTCCCCCTCTTCCTGCTCGTTCTCGAACTCCGCAACCCTTCCGGATTTCACGTCGTCTGGTGAAAACGGCAGGTCGACGGTCGTGCGTGCGGCCGGCGCAACGTCCGTGACAATGTGCGCGTTGGAGGGTGGCGCCTCGGTGGTGCCGAGGTCGTTGGTGGCCGACACCACGCAGGTCGCGGTGCGGCCAACATCATCGACCGTGACCGTGAGCGTTTCGGAGCCATCGCCGGTCGCGGTCCCGTTGAGCGCCCACTGATAGGCATAGGCGGTCGGCTCGCCGGTCCAGGTGCCCATGGTGCAGGTGAGGAGGTCCCCTTCCTGGAACACGTAGGGCACGTCGGTGTTGATCGGTGCCGTCACCGGCGGCGTCGCCACCAGGAGCGCAACGGTGCCTTCGGGACCGCCGATCCACAACCGGGGCGGGGCGGACAGCTCCACATATATCTCGCCCGCCGCCAGACTGCCGTCCTTGGGCGTTCGTAGACCAACGCGGTATCCAGGTAGCGTGGTGACGGTTTCCGGATCAAAGGTCATGGTTAGAGTTCCTTACTAGTGGTTATCAGGTGCCCGGCGCTTTGATGTAGCTGACGCGGAGCCCATCGCAGGTGATGGAGCCGGCGGCGGCGGTCGTGGCGTTCTGCGACGTGACCACCAGCGTCGTCGGCGCGGCGTCGGCAACCCCTGACGAGATGCTGCTGGTTGCATAATTCGTGTTGGAGATTATGCCCTGCCCGCTGAGCTGCTGCACATTGACTGCACTTTTCACGACCGTGCCCATGATGCGCCACTTATTGCCGGCAGCTGACACCGTGAACGGGGACACAAGCGATGCACCGGCAATACCGTTCCAGCGCAGCCGCACGGTCTTGCTGTCGGTCGTGGCAGCCAGCGTGCCCCACGCCTCGATTTCCAGCGTGTCGCCGGTGTTTTGCAGCTGATTGGCCTGGATCGGCGCGGTCTTGAGAATTTCCTCCGTAGTTATTGCCGTGTTCGATGTCGAGGTCATGTCGGAGTAGATTTGCATCTTGTCATCCCTGAGTTGTGCTGCTGTCGGCAGCGGCGCCGAGAAGTTCGATGCAGCAATGGTCGAGTAATCAATCAACGCCACAGTTGTGCTTGAGGGATGATTGACATTGTTACCTGCCACATTCCCACCAGTCAGACCACCGAACGCAGTCGTCGGATCAAGCGTCTGCACCACAGGCGATCCGATGCCTTCGAGAAATTCGGTCACATCGAAGACGATGGCACTGGTCGGAGCAGTTAGTGCGTTGATGCTCACCACACTATTCTGGATCAGGCGTGCCGCTGTCGTGTCGATGACGTAGACGCCGTTGAGCGAAACACGGACGACCTCGCCCTTGAGAGTGATGGTCATTGTGACGTCACCCGCAGGTGGGCTGTAGTTCAAGCCGGTGATGACCGGATCGGTGTCAATGCCCATGAACTGGTAGCGCACCACCCACACTCCTGTATTCTGGAGCGTGACGTGAATGCGGTTAGCAAGGTAGGCAGAAAAATTGATGTAGAACCCTGTGCCAACCGCATTATACATGTTTGTTCCACCAGCGTTGTGGAACAAAAGCGTCAGGCTCAGGTCGCCATCGGTGGTCGTGCCAAGAGTATTGACTGTGGGGTAAGGCCCAGTCAGAGTGTAGCCGCTGACGATCGCGCTCCGGACGCGCGACATGTATTGATGCGCAAGGTCCTTCCCGAGTGCGCGCGCCGCATATTGCCGGCCAAGATCGATCAAGCCAATGTATTTAATGCGCGGAAATGCGGCGTATCCGTTCCGGTTGCTGCGCGCAAAGGTGCGCAGGAACGCCGCCATCGCCTTGTAGGCTTCCTGCGTATCGCCAGGGGGGCCATAGGCCGCATTGCCGATCTTCGTCGTGCAGATCACGATGTCAGGCACTTTCACCCAGCCGTTGATGCGGGTGAAACTGTCGTTGATAAACGATGGGACACCGTTTCCGGCACCTGGGCCTTGGCCCGCTTGCGGCACGTTAGTTCCCATAACCCAGATCAGCGTGTCGGGCTGATCGTCGCGCACATAGTCGAGCCAGACCTTGTCGCGATCCACATACCAATCAGGAGCAGGCGCAGTAATGGCATCACCACGCTGGTTTGCGGTCATCACCGGGTTAGCCCAGTTGGTCGATGAGATGGCGCGGTTGATGAAGTTGAATTTCAACTGCGGATTACGCCGCGTGATTTCCGCTTTGAGCGCACCCCAGATCGTCTGCGTCGGGTCCCAGGCATAGTTCGGTCCCGGCAGATCAGTCCCGGTGCTGTCACCGATGATATCGACCGTCTTGACGCCGGAGGTGGCCCAGCGGCTCAGGTGCAGCGCGGGGATCAGATCGTTCTGCCCGGTGTCGGGGCCAGCACCGATGGCGCTGACATGTAGGGGGATGGGATTGATTGCGGTCATGGTGGCTATCCGAACTTCGCCAAGATCGACCAGCCGCCGGCGAACACCTTCAGGGTGAGGTTGCCGTGCGCTGACACCGGCACGCCGGCGAACGAGCCGCCGTTGGGAAAATGCAGCCACATGTCGTAACCGTCCGCGAGCGTGCCGCTGCCCACCGTGAGCGTGTTCACCGCGTTGATGCTGTCCTGCACCAGAATGTGGTTGGTCCCGGCGGGGACGGTGATCGTGTTGGCGGTGATGGCGGCGATGGTCTGCGTGTTGATCACCGCCGCGCCGCTGACCGCCGCGCTTGCAGCGGCTTGCACGAACGCTGTGGTGGCAACGCTCGTGTCGTTGTCACCAGGGGCCTGCGTCACCGCCACCGAACCATCCGGCAGACTGATCGGCTTGGTCGAGGTGACGTTAGTGCCGTCGAATTTCAGCGTGCCCTGCGGGAAGCCCACATCGCCGAGCACCAGCCCGTCACCGGCAAACACCTGCCCCGACACCGTCGCATTACCCTGGACGATCGCGCTGCCCGCGATAAGCGTGCTGGTGTTGACGATGTCTCCATAGAAATTGGTCTTGTCGTCGCCAAGATACAGGATGCCCTCGCGGTCGTCGGGGAAGTTCCGCACCCAGTGCGGCGCATAGGTTTTCAGCACGCCCCCGACAGAGATGTCGCCGTGCCAGGCCAGCGACCCGGGAAAGCCCAAATGGTCGTCAAATATCTGCATATTGTTATGCTGCGGGCCGACCGCCACCCGGCAGTTCGTCGCGTTGAAGGCGGCGATGTGGACACCGAACTTGGCGAGATGATCGTAGGAAAAAACTGAGTTGGTGGCGTAGCAGGCATGGTCCTTGAACGTGCTGCCGCTGAATGAGGCGACGCCGTTATTGCGATCCCATAAGAAAATGGCGTCAGTAAGTGTCTCCACCTCGCAGTGGATATCCAGGTCCGAGGGTCCGGATTTAGAGAAGAAAATCGCCGGGGTGGACCAGGACGCCGCATAGCCGGCCCGGTTAGTATAGCCGCCGCAGCCGACGACCGAGAACGGAACCGCGCCGCCATTGCAGTTCGATGCGCCGTTGTCCTCCAGGAAGCCGACAAAGCTGCCGTGCGTGTTGTGGGGCGGCCCGTCGAGTTTGTTGTAGCTGTTGTCGCCGTCGATGACCTTGCCAAAGGTGGGGTGCCAAAGCGGGTTCGTCGGATCGATCGGGGTCGGCCACGGCATCGCGTTTCCGCTTTGCATGTTGATAACGTGGAAGCCTTCCGCGTTCGCGATGTAGACCGAGGCGAAACTGAACCAGCCGGTGGCGCTGATATCGCGCAGCGAACAACCGTTGCATCGAAGCTGCGTGTCACTCCAGGCAAAGACCATCCCGATATCGGGCGGGAAGAGTTGATTGCCGGTGAGGACGAAGTCGCCGACCATGCGATATGAAGCCGCGCCGGAGGCGTCCCATGCCCGCAAGCCTTGGGCAGCGGAGACAATTCTCACTCCGCTGACGCGCAACGTCGAGCCGTTCTGGTTTAGGTTGCGGGCGTTAACGGTCCCCAGCGTGAGGTAGCGGCCGGGCCGCAGGGTCGCTTCCACGCCTCCGGCGTTGGCATTCATCATAGTGCGCGCCGCCGCCAGCCACGCATTGATCTGCGCCGTGTTGTCGGTACCCATGCTGATGGCGACAGGCACGTTGCGCGTCGGGTTGTCGATCAACAGCGTGATGTCGGTGGGAATGCCGTTACGCGTCGTCGCGAAGGGAACACCAGAGGTGCCCGGGGCACCGGTGTAAGCACCCCGGTCTTTGAACGCGAGGACTGCCGGCACAAGATTGAGTTGGACGACTGCACCGGTGAGGTAAGGCACCGCGTGCACCGTCACGGCCGTTGAGGCGGCGTGCGTGGTCGGCCGCGAAATGAAGATGTTCGGATAGGTGATGAGTTCGATGGTGGTGCCGGCGGCAGGATTGGTCGGATCGCCGCCGCCGCTGAGGCCAGGACCGTAGATAACCTGCCCCACGGCAACACCCGCAGGCAGCGGTCCCGTCGCCTGGATGATCAGGGCATTGTTTCCGAACGTCGCCGTAAAGGCGATCTCGTGCTTGTTGTCGCTGAAATCGACGTTCTGCGGGCCAGAGCTGCCATTGGTGACGGTCGCCGTGTTCGACACCGTTATCGTCAGTGACGGCGTATCGACGCTCACCACCGTCGTGTGCGGCGGGAATGCGACCTGATTATTGTCGTCGACACAGAAGATGACCGCGCCCACGTGGATCGACGGCATCACAAGCGAAGAGACCTGCCCGCTGTCCAATGTGACCGCCGGGTTGGACGTGTCCCAGCGCGCCGGGAAGGTGATCTTCTGCGGGTCGGCCCGCAGTGGCTCGTTGGCGGGGTCCTCGACATCGAACCAGTAGGCGCCCGGGTCAGCGCCCGTGGCGGGATCGAGCGTCAGCGCCGGCAAGAGCGTCCCGGTCGCATCGACCGTGCCCGACAACACCACACGCCGCCCGTATCCGGTGGTGCCGCGCAAGAGCACGGCACCCACGGGGCCATTGCTGCCGGGGTTGATGACCGTCGCGCTCAACACCGTGGTCTGGATGACCTGCACCGTCCCCGGCCGAATGGCGGGCGCAACGAGGGTCAGTACGTCGCCGATGAACGATCCCCCGGCACCAGGAGCGGCGACGTCGATGTTCCAGGGCGTGCCGTTGGGTCCACCGATGATGTTGGTCAGACCGGAAAAGTCGATGTCAGCAGGAGGGTCGACGGTTGCCGCGCCCAACGCCACGCCCGTAATCGTCGTCAGCTTCGGCGCATTGGCCGGCCCGCCTGCGGGCATCAGCAGCGTTTTGCCGATATCAGCAGCGACAAAACTATGTGCAAAAAGCGTAACAACGTTACCGGACCACTGGACGCCCCCGCTTAGCTCGACGTAATCGGCCTTCACCCCATAAGTAAGCGCGTCGATCTGTTGCGGCGTCAGCCCGCTGCCACCGCTGCCGCCGGCGACACCATTGATCAGCACCTGCCCGGTGGCACGGTCGATCTGGATCGGGAAGTCGATTTCGTTCCCGGCATCGTCGGCGCGGCTGATCTTGAAGTTGGTGCCCTGATTGCCGCCCGTCTCGGGGGCATCGTCCCCCAGGTAGACGAGCCAACGGGCGAGACCTTCACGGTTGCTGCGCAGGAAAGCGCCACCGGTGTCGTTGTCGATGTGGTAGACGGTCCCGGGCCATTCCGCCGCCGAACGCACGTGCATCGCCCCATCGGAGGGGGTCCCGAGGACGGTCAAAGTGCCGTCGATGGTCCCGCCGGTCAGGGGCAGGACCTGCTTCCAGTGATGCGCCATCCGCCCGTAGGTGAACCCATCGTCGGGGGCGTCAGGGTTCTGCACCTGATCTGCCGCCTGCTTGGCCCACCAGCGCGCCGACCAATGCTCGCCGGTGATCGCCATTTCCGCCAGAATGTTGGGTGGAATGGTGTCCGGCATGTGCTCAGCCCACGCCTGGGACACAACAGCCCACTCTTCAGCCTCGGCGACGGCCCCGGTCGGGGGTGGGGGATCAGTCCCGGGCGGCTCGACCAGCGACCCATCCGAGTTCAGGCTCGTGGAAACCCACTCGATGACGTCTTCGACGGCCTGATTGGTCCGATCCAACTCGGCGTCGATTTTGTCCCCCGGCGGCGGCGCCGTTGGGTTGTTTGTCTGCCAATCGGTAAAGGAAAACGCGCGGTCAGGTGGCGCTGGCTGGGGTGCGCGCGGGCGTGACGAGCCATCCATCTGGGTGCTGTCCCCACACAAGAACGCACGACACTAGCGCGACACAATACAAAAACGCAACGCTCAGCCGGCCCGAGAGGCTTGACAGGGGGGCCAGGGCAGCCCTGGGGCGCGCGCCGCGGTTACCAGGCAGACCCCCAGACAGCTCCGCCAAAACGTTGCAGAAACCCCCCTATATTCAAAAAACAGGAGGCCCCATAGGGTGGGGTTATGGGGGGAAACCGAAGAGGTCAAACTTGGTCAAAACTTGATTACGAAGTGGTATTCAAATGTTTCAAATATTGAAATTTAGCCAGTGAGCCAATCATCAGGATCAGCGGCGCGCGCGGGACCCTCCGGGGGGCGGGCGCCCCCATGCCGGGACCGCGGCGCGCGCTTGTCCTGGGACAGGGACAGCGCGATGCGGTCCCCTGCCAGGATGTAGAAACGCCTACTGCCCCAAGGGTTTACGTGCTGTCGGATGCAGAGGACCGCGCACGTAGCCTCGCAAGTTCGCGCACCAAATCAGCACGGGACAACGAGGACAAAACGCTATCGGCCGTGCGGTCCGGCGCCTGTTGATGTTTGCCCAGATAACCGTCCAGTTCAGCGAGTGCACGTGCTGCCGATGTCCGCGCCGTGGCACTAGCTTTAGTGTCGCGCGCGATTTGGAGCAGGGTCTGCCGCGCCGGACTGACATAACCGGTTACCACATTGCGGGGCAGACCCATATTGCCCCCCGTTGTCCCCGCCGAGCCTGCGTCCTGTTGTCCCTGGGCGCCCGGTCCCTGTCCCGCGCCATGGTTCCGTATTCGCGGCCCCCGGTCCCTGGCGCGCACGTAATCGGGCTGGTGCCACTTGCAAAACATGCTGCCGCGGATCGCCATTGAACCGCAGCTCACGCACCGGCGTGCTTGTTGCAGCGGAAGGGATTGCATCTTCGTGTCTTGCCTACTATTTGTTGTGTCCCCGTTGTGTCTGTCACGGCCGCGGGGAACGATCTGTCACACACTACACACAAGGACGCCCCAATGACCACCGATGAAGAATACAAAGCGTTAATGGCGAAAGCGGCCGAACAAGCGGCCGCTAATCGCGCGGCATTAAAGGCATGGCTTGCCAGCGTGAAGCCGGCCGGATGGGCGCCGGAATGGAACGGCCGCACGCGCTGATATCTGTCACACCCTACACACAAGGACGCCCCAAATGACCAACACCCCTAGCGCCATCCGGCGCAACGCGTTGCGCGCCGCGGTGCGCTCGCATCCTGGCGCCGCTGCCATCCTGGCCGGCCGCAAGATCAATGACCTGCGCCTGGGCGATTTAATCACTGTGGCGCATGCCCTGGGCATTGATGCGGGCCGCATCATTGCTTCCGGTTCCGCCACCGTGACCGGGAACGGCGAGGCCCGGGACGCCGGCGCCGAGGACGGCGAGAACGCCGGCGCCGAGGACGACGAGGACGCCGGCGCCGAGAACGGCGAGGACGGCGAGGACGGCGAGGACGCCGGCGCCGATGCGATCGAAGCCCAGGTTGCCGCGGTGCGGGGACTAATCGTGTCGGGTGGCTTTGGCGCGTTGGATGCCCGGTTGCGCGAGCTGGTCACGCAGGCGAACAAGCCGCCGGTGACCATCACGGTCGAAGTTCCCGTTCCTGCCGCGCCTTGCGCTACCGGGACCGCGGGGACCGCGGGGACCGCCATGCACATCGCGCGTTGCACGGGGAAGGAAGAAACCTGGAAGAAGCTTTGCGGCGTGAAAGGCACGTTAGGCGCACGCGTCACCAAGCTTTGGGACGGGACGCACCCTGACACCCCCAAGATCAACGTGCGGTATATCTGGCCGCAACCGCAGACTGCCATCGCGTTGACACAGATCGCGCGCGGCCGGAACGCGTTCCTGTATGGTCCCCCCGGCACGGGCAAGACCGAGTGGGCAATGCAGTTGGCCGCGCGGACGGGGAGGCCCTTCGCGCTGATATCCTGTGACAGCGCCACCGATGCCCCGACGCTGGTGGGGATGACGGTCCCGAGTGCTGATGGTGCGGTTACTTGGCAGGATGGCCAGCTGACGCGCGCAATTCAGACGCCCGGTTGCGTTGTCCTGATAGACGAGCCTTCACTCGCACGCCCAGGCGCCTTGTTCGTCATGCAGAATGTGTTGGCCAACAGGGTTTTATATGTCGGCGAAACCGGCCGGCGCGTGAAGGTCGCCGAAGGCGTAATTTTCATCGCCGGGGACAACACGAACGGAACTGGCGGCGGTGCGCGGCGCGGGTTTACCGACACCAACAAGTTGAATTTAGCGTTTCTTGATCGTTTCGGGGTGCGCGTAAAATTCGACTACATGCCGGCCGATCAAGAGCGGGACATCATCGTTTCATATACCGGGTGCACGCCGGAACTGGCTTCGCTCTTGATCGCCGCGGCAGCAACGACAAGGGCCGCGGCCGAGGGACAGCAATTGACCGCGGGGATTGGGCTTCGCCGCTTGTTGAGTTGGGCGGAACTGCTGACCGATGGTGTCGAAGCCGAGGACGCGTTCGTTTCGGCCGTTCTGAATTGCGCCGAAGAACAGGATCGCGAGGCACTGAGGCAGCAATGTTTGCTCGCTTACGACAAGGCCCAGGTCACCGCGGC